AAGCCAGTCTATATCAGTTGTGAAATTCTTGGTACTAACAGTATACAAAAAAAAAGAGGACTATGTAAGCCCTCTTTTGTTCATTATGATTTAGTTAATTAATCGTATGTGATTTGTGTGGTGTAGTCCACATCTTCAAAAAACTGATTTAAATTAGATAACATATTTTCACATTGTTTTATAGCATATTTGTTACCTTCAGTTTTGTTTTCAATTTTTTCTAATTTTTTTAACATATTAGAAAAAAATTTATAATCTTTTTGTGCTTGGTTAATTTGCTCCATCATATCCATTATGTAATCTCCTTTGTTTATAATATTATTATAACAGATTAGAAGTGATAAGCAAATATACTTATACAAGGTGCAGAAAACCTACATTTTCACAATATTATTAAATTTAAAAAAATACGAATCGATTCGGTTTAGGTACTAAATATCACATCTTTTTGCTTTTTTTAGGTTTTTTTAAATATGCAGAAAACTAGGCTTTTTGACCAAAAAACGATAGTGTGGTATAATGGTATATAACAAAGGAGACGATTATGTATATAAATGACAAACAAAGACCTATGAAACTAACTAAAGCATTTAAAGAAAGAGTTGCTTTGGATATTAAACCATTCATAGAAGAGGGGCATGACACTTTTTATAAACTGAAAAAAGTTCTTCCTCAATACGAAGATAGAGAATTAAAAGCAGGGTTGAAATATGCTTCTAAAAACTATTTACCTCGTGCTATTTTTAAAGGCAAAGGTGTTAGAGCAAGAATGTCTATAGAAAACTATTTAATAGTTAAACCTAAAACTAAGAAAATTTATCAAGTCGTAAAGCTATAGGAGGAATAAAATGAAATTCACTTTAAAAGAAATAATTCAAATGTGGGAAAAAACCTACGATGAAAATATGGTCGATAAACACTCTGGGTTTATTCGTAATATGATTCTTGAATACGATAATGCTAGAGCAAAAAAAGAAGACGAATAAAAAAGGGGGGAATAACTCCCCCCTCCTTTAGAGATTTATCTATGAATTTATGCTGCACCTGGAGAACCAAAAATACCTCTTGGGTCAGAAAAACCAAAAGAGTATCTCTCTCTTGCTTTAAATCTAACATTACCAGTATCAAAGTCCCCTTCGATTGCAGTTTTAATTGGGCTTCTAACGAACATCTTTAATCCATTAGGAGCATCAGTCATAATAAAAAAAGCATCGGTATCTGTAAGATAATGATTAACTCTATAGCCTTGAGGTATCATCCCCATATTGGCTAAAGCATTAATGTCATTGTCAGCAGTACCCACTCTTTGAGGAGACTTCATAATTCTCTCTGCTGTGAATTGTAACTCCTTAGGAATTATTAACTTCACACCTTGAAGAGCAATCTTCAAACCTCTCTCATCAATGAATGCAGCGATGTCTATTAATGACTGTTCCAATGATGTTTCGCTTAAATCAGCAGCGGTGCTTAATGTATTAGCTAATACACCTCCACTCGCCAATGGATGAGAAGTAGAGCAAAGCTCCACACCATCTCCACCAGTAAAACTGCTGTTGAAAGCATTGTTAAGAACATTAGCAGATTTAACTTGCTTAGTATTTGCCATACTTCTAGCTAAAGCTCTTGTGTATCTACCAGCTAGTCTATCATACAAATTATCTTCAATAGCTTCTTCAGTAATTGCAAAAGCCATTGCGATAGTTTCGTGTGTGTATCTAGCTGTAAATGATTCAGTAGCTTGGTCAAAAGTTACATTTGCACCTTCTGACTTTACTGGAGCTGAACCAAAACCACTTAACATTACTTCTTCTTCAAAAGCTCTGTCAGAGGTTTCAGTTACAAAAATTTCTGCGTGTTCATTTTCGTAACGATTATACTCTAGTCCGAACAAGGCATTTAAACCTGGCTCTAACTCTTTCACTAATTGACTTCTAGATATTGCCATAATTTACTCCTTAATTCTTACCAGTATCAGCTTGATTATTTGGCTGATAAAAGTGGTTATTGATACGCACAATTATATTTGCATTTGCAGTTGTTGTGTCTTCGTTGTTAACATCTTGACAGATGTCTACTGCCATTAATGCAAAAGTAAATGAGCTACTAGTAGCACTTACATCTAATTGTACTTTTGAAATACCTGTGTCTGTATTACCACTAACATTTGTTACTGAGTAATTCATAAAACAGTCATCTCTAGTAAAAGCTGCGTCAGCATCAACTAAAAATAATGTGCTTGGGTCGTCTATAACATTAGCAACTATATCAGATGCAACTATGCTACCTGGATAGTAATTACTAAAAGTTGGTTTCTTAGTGGTTGGGTCTGTGTAAAACACTCCATTAAATACACCAAGTACAGGAGTTGCGTTTCCAGCTGTGTGTCTTCTAATAGTACCATCAGTATGAGGTATCACTAAATCACCTTGGAAAATAGCAGTTCCGTAATTAGAAGCTATGGTATATCTATTTTGAGCATTATTCCAAGACGCACCATTAAGATTCTTATAAGGTCTAAGACCAAATTTTTCACTTACATTCGCCATAAAATATCTCCTTATTAGGGCTGTTCAAAATAAAGTGGTAACAAATTAAGATTTGCGACCACCACCAAAAGTAACACGAGATTGCCTATCTACATTTATTGGCATCTCTGGTCGTTGTTCCCTTAGAACATCATTGTCAACTGCTTTCATTTGGTCAGTAGTTTTATCCTTAAAATACTTTTTGCGTTGCTCAACTATTTCTTCAGGTATTCTCGCCAACACGAGCCCACCAACTCCGATTAACCCCTGATATTTACCATCACTAATAACTGGATAATCGTGTTTGCCTACTGCTTTAGTTATTTCTTCAGCTCTGACAAACTCCCAACCTTCACGAAGTTTCTTGGAAACATTTCCTGTGTCTTCTTGTCCCATCGTTTCAGTTCTTATCCACCTATGTTTATATCCTCTTGGTGCAGGAGGTGCATCTAGACTTGACGGAGGCATCCATTGTTTTTTTCTAGTATCTCTCACTTCGGATGTTCGTGAGTTTCTGTTTACTTTTTCCATAGTAACTCCTATTTTACAAATTTTGCGTATTCTTCCAACGGCACACCCAACTTTTTAGCTATTGCTACCTGTGAACGAGTGAGTTTCACAGTTCTGCGACCCTCTTGTTTTCTACCTGCCGATGCGACAGTCTGAGGAGGTCGTTTTTCGACTTCAAATTTATTAGGAAAATACTCCCTCATTTTGAAATTAATTTCATTATAGTAGTCTTCACTTTCTGGGTCAAACCCCTGTGCGATTAAATCTTCGTGAATACCATATGCAGCACTTGTCATAACCTTATCTTGTCCAAACCAAGTATTTTTTTGAGCCCATTCTTTTGCCTTGCCACTAGGTTCTTTTCTTGGTTGTTGAACTGTAGGTTGCTCAACTTTTTCTTGTTCCTTGGTTTCTGTAGCTTCTTTTTTTTGTTCTGTAAGTATTCTAGCTTTTTCTTTTTCTACAGATAATTTTGCTAACAAATCATTTGCTTCCATAATTTTATCTGCATCATTATTTTCTATCGCTACTTTAAGATTGCTTTTTACTTGCTCTCTTTGTGCATCTATTCTTGCATCAAATTCTTTTATGTAGTTTGTATCTACAGAGTTTATAGTTTTTTCAGCTTTACTATATTTTTCTTGTAGTCCTTTTGCATAATCAAGGGCAGCCCTTTCTCTTCTTTCTGCCTCTCTATACTTTCTAGTAAGTTGGTCTATTCTTCTTTGAACACTTTCTGAAACCTCATTCAAATTCGTTTTAGGTTCTGCCTTTTTTTCTTCTTTGGGTTCTATTTTTGCTTCGGTCTCTTTCTTAATAGGGTCTGTATATCCTAAGTCTACCTCTTCAAGTTTTACTTCTTTTTCCTCTGAAACTTTTTCTACATCTAATTGTTTTTCTTCGTAAGCATCCTCACCTACTGAAACTTTTTCATCCTCTCTGTTCAAATCTAATTTTTGTTGTGCCATATTATCTCCTTAAAATAATGCTAATATATCTTCAGGTTTATTGATAGTACCTATGATTTCATCGTCATTTAAAATTCTATGCTCTCCAAATTTAGTTTTAAATCTTGCTCCAGCATATCTTCCATAAATTACAAATTGACCTTCTTTGCACCAAGGTCCGTTAGGAAACCTATCTTTATCTTTATAACACATATCACCCATTTTAATAACTAATCCAACTACTGTAGTCATCTCTATGGTTTCTTTAGATTGGTCTGTTAAGATTATTCCTCCATCAGTTTTTTTCTTTCCAGAAAAGGGTCGTACTAAAATACGATAACCAACTGGTGTTGGAATTAAGTTTAAATATTCTTCAGTTTGTTTTGTGCCTTTAGGTATAATAGCATCCTTATCAGATGTATCATATTTTTTTGGTTTTATAAGTTTCATTCTTCCTCTTTTTGCAGGTTCATTATATCCTGTAGCAACGACTCTAATGCGTTGAGCTTACCTCTAGCATACTGAAGTGTTTCTATGTTGTCTACACTATAGACGATATTTTCTTTTGCCACATCAATTTCTTTTTGTAACATTCTTTTTATTCCTAATAATGTATCTATGTCATACATACTTCATTACCCCATACATCCCAGCCTTGTGTTTCTCTTCTAGCAAACAATTCTATTCTTGGTAAGTCTCCACAAAGTTGTATAATTTTGTCTTTTACACAATCTGGTTTTCTACTGTGTTCTTGTATTGGCTCGTACACTATTTGATGTACTCCTCGTGATTGTCTTTCTATTGAGCCTTTTTTAGCAATCAAACATAGTTCTGCATTAGCCCTTGTCCAATATCCTAAACCCCAGAAAGCATCAAACTTTTCTTCTTTTACAAAGCTTAACTGATTTTTGTTATATGTTTTGTTAGACTTTACCCACACAAAACCACAAGTCGAATACTTAAAACCCCAACTAGATAAAACTTCAAAGCTTTGTTGTAATGTAGGAAAAGTAACCCACATAAACAGAATACAATTATCGTCAGCTATATTCTTTATTGGCAAATTTTTTATCCACTCTAAATCTTGACACTCATAATGATTGTCTGCACTTTTATCTTTGCCTTTCTCTGAATATGTATCAAAGCTCCAAGGTGGGTCTGCGTATATAATATTATATTTTTTATCTGGGAAAGGTATCACACTACTTTTTTACAATTTTAGTATCTACTTTTTTTATCTTGTCTAGGCTGCGTAATCCACCGATACCCAGCATTCCTAGTAGCAAGGGCATCATGACCGACATATCAGCTTGTGGTATTGTAATACCAAACCCAGCACATATAGGAGATAAGAGATAGTTTACTCCTAAAGATGTTGCTGCTATCCAACCAACAAGAGGTCTCCACGAGGATTGAAACCAATTACCTTTTGCTTCTTCTGTATTTAATTTTATTTGAGCAAGAGCTAATTCTTGTGCGTGTTTTTCTGCCATAGTAGATATTTCGTGGCTTAGTTGTGCTGCCTTATCTTTGTCTCTTACAAATTTTCCTATTAGTTTTGTAGCAGGTCCTATGAGTGCTGTTAGTGCCATTATATACTCCTTTTAAAAATTAATTTTCTACTGCCTTTTCGTATTTCTTGAAAACCTACTTTTTGTAAAGACCATTCTATAGATTTTACCTTTATTTCGTTGTAATCGTCAATAATAATTATACTTTCATCAGCCATTCGTTTCATAAAAAAATTTATTTCATTTTCTACTGCCTCTGTCGTGTGAGGACCATCTAAATGCACAACAGAATATAATCCTAGTAATGCTATTTTACTATCTATGTAAAATGGATAACCTCGTTCCATAGTTTCAAAAAAGTATGTGTCTGGAAACTCAAAAAAACTAAACTCTTTATATTTGACCAACTCACATAATGTTTCAACCTTCATATTATCTGTGTAATCTTTTTTACAAGGTAAGGCATTATCGTAATGTTTGTATTCTAAGTTTCCGTATGGGTCGACTGCTAAATGTCTATAATGTGGTACTTGTTTTTTCTTTACAGCATCCATAATTATTTTAGAACCAAGTCCTCTTCGTAACCCTATTTCGCAAGTAAGAACTACATCTTCTAAATTTAATTTTTCTATTTCTTCACTAATGAAATTGTATTCGCTAGAATCACCATCTATCATTTAACACCGATAAATTTTTTTCCCTTAACTTGAATAGGTTTTACTCCTTTGATATCACTACCTTTTACACCATTTTCACGATAAGGACAACCACTATTTACCATGTTTCCAGATTTATACTTTATTGTAAAACTTGCACCAAATCCTTTATCTTTATTTCTCTTATAGGCACTCACACCTAATGTACCTCCTAATAAGTTTTTTGAGTAATTCGCTGTGGTAGAATATTTATCTTTTCCAATATTTAAAACTCCATCTCCAATAACTGTTCTTAGATTTGCTTCTTTAATTTTTTTCTTTTTTGTATTGTAAGTAACTTTAACATCTGTGCGAGGTTTTATTTTTTTTTGATAAGATACATCTCCACTAGCACGAAATTTTAATCCTTTTCCAATTTTTATTTCTTGACCATTTTTGATACCTTGTGGGTTAGGACCTCGTTTTGGTGGTTTACCTCTAGCTTCACCTACTCTATCAGATAAAGCCAAAGAAACATCTTTTGTACTTACATAAGTAGGAGCTATGTCTGTTACTGGAATGGCATCTCCTCTCTTTTCAGCCATTTTTCTTGCTACTTTACTATCGTATTCTCTTAATCTTCCTCTTTTATCCCTTCTTATTGTAGGAAATAATTTACCATCAGCTCCCATTGTTCTCATAGTCTGATTATCAATGGTAGGAGATTTTGGGTTCATAGCTCTTTTTACATAAGAGTATTTTTTGCTTTTTACAATTTCATCTACGACTTTATTTGCTACAGAGGGGTTTTTTGGTTTTTGTATTACTCTTCCACTTTTTGCTCTTTGTATTTGTTTATTCTTAATTAAAAATTCTTTTTTTTGTTCTGGTGAAGTTCTAAAAATTTTAATTTTTTTCTTTTTAAGAGGGTTAAAACCCTTTTCAATAATATATCCATCACCATAAATTATTTCATCCATTGTAGGTTTTTTTCTATTTTTTGGCATTGGTTTTCTCCCTTGCTACTTTTAGTTTTTCTTCTGCTATTCGTATTCTTTCTTCGCCTTGTTCTTCACTATCCTCTCGTTTCATTTTTTCTAAATCAATTTTTTGTTCAAACT